TAATCCAGCCATTTGTTTAATAGATTGAAGAGCTAAGTTTGGTAAGTTTTTAGCCTTAGCTATATATTCTGCTCTTTTCTCTTTATCCAAAGAAGACCATGCTAAACCTGCAACTCCTGCTAATACAGCAGCAGCAATGCTAGCAGCATCACCTCCACTAATATATGGATCTACGTATGCTGTTTCTTTTACTTCTTTTTCTTCAGAATCAACTTCAGCTAAAATTTCATCGATATCGATTTCTTCTTCAGCTTCTATTTCTTCTTCACCACCCATGTCTTCCATGTCTTCCATGTCCTCGTCTTCGGCTTCTTCACCAGCCATAAGCTTACCAGATGCGATCATGTCGTCAATTACTGATTTTACAAGCTCTTCAATTTCATCATCAGACATTTCTTCAAGCATTAGGTCTTCGTCTAATTTTTCTTGACCTTCGTTTTCCATGTCTTTTGCTTCATTTGTCTCAGCTTCTTTTTCAGCTTTGTCCAACTCGGCAAGAAGTTCTTCAAGACTAAAAGTTTCTTCTAATCCTTCTTCTTCCATACCGTACATTTCATTCGTCTCGTCCTTTTCTTCTTTTTCCTCTAATTCTAGCTCGTTTAGCCTTTCAGCAAACATAGCTGTTAATTGGGGAGTAAAAGCTTCTTCAAGGGCGATTTTTGCGCTTTCAATTGCTGTTTCTCTAATAGTTTTAGCCTCAGCAATTGCTTCTTCAAGCATTTTTCTGTTCATTTGTCCTCAAATAATTTTGTTTCGGAAATACGTTTAATAAGAAACGTAATAGATTGTTTATTAATAAATGCTACATAAAGAGAAAGGGTAGCATATTTGAATATACATATATATGTATCTATCAAAAATACACCTTGTTAAAAAAGAAATGCCTCACTTTTGTGAGGCATCAGTCTTAAAATTCTATTTTAAGAGGGGTTAATATATTGGGCAAGTTCCATTAGCACAAAGTATGTCTGTAATTATGGAATTTACTTTAATGTATTTGTTAATATTAGTAGTTTTACCTTCATTTAAAGCAACTTCTTTCATGTATGAGCCTGGATTAGAAGGTGTTGATACAAAGTCCCAACACAGTAATTCAAAGTCATCTTGTACTTCCATTATTTCACCCATTTGTTTAAGTGAACCCATTCCACGAGAAGATACACCTACAGGAATATTATTTTGAAATAATGCTGCTAAAATGTTACCTGATGGGGTAGGTAATATTTCTATTACTCCCATTACATGGTCCCCATCCCACCATATTTTTTTAATATTATGGGATACATTTTTTAGGTTAATGATTTGAGAATCAGGATGGTCTAATTCACCTAATGCTCTATTATGTTTAACACTTTCCATGTACTTATTAATTTCTCTTTCCCATAGGTCTTTAGCATAGTAACGACCATTACCATTCTTTACTTCAGCTGTTGCTAATATTCCTTCAACTAAAGGATTACCAGTTGAAGATTTTCCTTCAACAAGTTTAACTGGTTTAGCTGTAAAGGTTTGGGTTTCTATAAGTACTTGTTTCATATTATCCTTCAAACTTTTGAGTTAAATGCTGTTCTAACTCGTCTTTATATTGGATGAATTGTTTTGGTAAGTTAGCTAAAACATCTTCTACATTACCTACTTTGTCATATAAATCTTCAGCATAATCAACTGCTTGACTAAAAGCCATTTCGTCGGCTGGAGTTAAAGTTTCAGCTAATACTTCTTTTACTAATAAGTAAATTTGAGAACGTAATACTGATTCTTTTAAATCACCGTAACCTGAAGATTTATGTTTACCTTTAGCTGGTTTTGGTTCGCCTAATCCAGGTGCTTCTACTGTGTATCCTCCTTCAACACCGAATGGGCTGTTTTTAACGTAGTGTAAACAATCTTTAGCCATGTTTTTAGCTACAATTTGTTTTAATTCTTCTACTGTTTTGCCTTCGTTTTTAGGGTCTTGCATTTCACTGTAGAATCCTTTTAAAAATGCAGTACCAAAAATATTGTCAATGTTTTTAGTATCCTTATAATCGTAACCACGAGTAGCCATATCAGTTACTTCTTTAGTGGTTTCTTTTTCTTCAGCTTTAGCTTCTTTAGCTTCATTTAATTTAGGTACTTTACCTGTTGATGAAGCCATTTTAGTTATTTTATTATAGGTATCCATATCTTTATCATCCCAAGTTGATTCTTCTTTTTTAGACAAGAAAAAATCAGGACCCATAAGTTGGCTTATAATTTCTTTTTTATCTTCTTTAAGTTGGCTCATATTTTCATTAAAGATAGAAAACCAATCAGGTGTTTTACCTTTAGTTACTACACCACCTACAAACATTTCACTAATAACACCTCTGTTTTTAAGAATGTTAACAGCATCGTTAAATGAATTAACTGGGGTGATTAAATCAGGAAACAGATGACGTGCTGATTTGAAAAATTGTTGTTTATTACCTTTACCTTCTTTAATAAGGTTATATTGATCTTGAAGTGTTTTCATTTATTTAAAAAGTTTTATAGTGTCGTCTATTAATGAAATGGCTAAATCTGTACCATAAACAGCTTTAAATTCGGGATTTTCTCTGTAGCTATTTATAGTTTCTTTTTTAGCGTTTTGTATTAATTCAATAAGTTCTTTTAATTTACTTGCTAATAAGTCAAAGTCTCCTAAACGTCCTGCTATGTATTTTTTTAATTCTTCATTATCAGTTTGTAGTGTACCTACAAAACCCTCAATGTCAAATTTAGGTGTTTCTTCTTCCCACAATTGTTTAACTTCTATTCCCTTAGCTTGTTTATTTAAAGCTTTTTGATCAACAGGTTTGAAACCAAGTTTGTAGTAGTAAATGTTTTTAGCACCTTTAGCTTTTTTATTTGGGTTAAAAGCATAAGGAGTAGCATAATTTGCACCTGTGCCCGGAGTAAAAGACGCACCGGTACCAGTAGCGCTCATTTCTTTTAAACGCTTTTGAATCAGTTCACGTATTTGATCTTTTTTACTCATTTTGCAGTTTTTAATTCATCTATTAATTCACAGTATTGTAAAAGATTAACTAATTGATTATCATTGATTTTATCATTTTTACCTAAAGTAGGTAAAATGTTTATCACTTCATTAACTTTTATTTTAATAGCTGGAGCAGTAACAGATTTATTAAGAGATGTTAGCTGAGTTTTTATTTCGGATACTTTAGTGTTGTAGAATTCTTTTAATTTAGGAGCATTGTCAACACTATTTATAAATTCTTTAAGTATAATCTTTTGATTTGAATTTAAATCAGCATATTTGTTATTAAACTTTTCTAATAATACTCTATATGCTAAAACACGAATGTCTTTATCTTGATGTTTAAATTCTTCTAAAATATTGTTTTTAACTTCTTTTTTATTAATTGGACCTTTAGTTAAAAATTCTAAAAGTACAGTTTTGTTTTCTATAATCTGGTTAGGGTTAGACAAATTTTCACTGTTATATACTTCTAAAAGAGTAAATAAAGCTGCTTGTGCTTTGTAATTAGGAAGTTTTGTTTTAAAAAACTCTTCTAAATTATAATGTGCTTTAATTTCTTTAATTAAATTGTATTTTTGTCTTTTTAATATAGAACGGTTTAGATACTTTGAACTCTCAATAAGAGTTGTTACAACCATATCTGCTTTAGCTTCACTAATATTAGTATGCTTAAAAAAGCTTTCGTATAATTTGTATTCTCTTCCCAGTTCTGTTTTAGTAAAGTACTTTTTTAAAATGGTAGTAGCTGGGGAATCAGCTCCTGATAAGGTATCAGCTGTGATTTGCCTAACAAGCAATTCAAAGAGAATTCCAGTATTTTTGTACTTTGAATGTTTAATTACCATTCTATAGTAATATTTTTAGTTATAAATATATATATTCTGTTATTCTCGTATTTGGGATTCATCTAATAATGAAGACTCTTCTTTTTTAATAGATAATTTTTTATCTAAAGACTCTAATAATGATTTATTTTTTAGTTTAGTCTCTAATGCTAATGGAGAATTACCTTTAAAACTATTCTTTATAGACGCATCCTCACCTGTAGCATCACCTTTCTTCATACCTATGCTTCCTAATCTGTCTTTACCTAAAGTACTTTGCTGAGTACCCATTGTAGATGATTTTTCTTCTGGGCGTCCTAGAGTTTCATCTTTATCATACCCATCAGGTACTCCCATGTTATTTCTTCCAGCACCGTATAATGCTGCTAAATCATGAGGTGTACCGTATGACTTACCTGATTCAAGTGGATCGTTACCTTCATTTTCAATTTGTTTAAACCTAAAGATACGTTTTTGGTCTTCAGCTATTAAGTTTCTATACTCGTCATATTGATCTTCACTTAAGTGGAATATGTTGTCATAAATCCAATCTGTAGGTAATAATTTACCATCAACTATATCTTTAGCTAATGCTACTTTTTCCTTCATTAACGCAATTCTTTCTTGGTCATAAATGATAGAAGGAGTAGTTAATGATAATTCAAAATTAGTTAATTGTTCGTTTCTATAACCTTGAGTATACAAGTGTACTAAAGCAATTTTATATAGTTCTGAAAGTACAATACGTTGTAATCTGTCAATTGTACGAGCAAAACGAATATCTTCAGCTGCTAATGTTGCTTTACCGGTTAAGTCTTTTTCGTAACCCATAAATGCTTTAGGTACCTTTAAAGCTGCAAATAGCTTATCTCTTAAGTAAACTACATCTTCAATTGCTGTATAATCTAAACCTTTAGTTGGTTCTATTTTAGTTGTTTGATCATTTCCTCTTACTGGGATGTAAAAATCTTCTAATGAATTTTGTAAATTATATTTTAAATTATATTCACCAGTTTGTGGGTCAAGATAAGGTGTTCTTTTCATCTGTGAAATAGTCTTCTGCATGAAGTTTTCTACCTCATTAGGTGGAATAGAACCTACATTAATATAAAAAATACGTTTTTCAGGAGCACGAACAATACGATGGATCAACATAGCATCTTCCATCAAAATGTATTGTTTAAATAATTTACGAGCTGGTTCTAGATAAGAACGACCATATGGGAGATAATTAGTATCAGCTACGAGTCTAAAATGGGCCATTTCATAATTATCAAAGTACAATGAATTGTCATTTTTATTAGTACTATAAGTACCTGTACCTGTTACACCGTAAAAACCTGTAGCACCACCTGAAAAACCATCTGGGCTGAATCTAAATCTTACTTCTGCTGGGTTTTTAGGGTCATAATTTTCTTCTCTCATAATATGATAAGCCATATGAGGAATAACATTATATACTCCAAATTTTTCAGCAATTTCTAATTTTAAGAAAAAATCTCCATACTTACACATTTGGCGAATCCAAGACCATAAATTAAATTCAATGTTTAATACATCATAGAATAAATTGTATAGGATTTTTTGTGTGTCTTCGTCACTGCTTCTAATTTGAAGCACTTCACCCATATCATTTTTAAGAGTACATTCATCCGCTATAATATCAAGAGCAGAAGCTACAATAGCATCTGTATCCATTGCATCATAGTCTGAGTATACTTGGGTACGAAGATATCTCCAGTTAAGATTAAGTTGAGCTCCATAAAGGGAGGTACTGTTGCTTGAATAGATTCTATTGTATCTATCAGCTAATGCGTTAGTTTGAAATTCTCCGCTTTTTTGAATGCTATTAACATCCATTACTTTTAACTGGTTACCACCAGCATTGCGAATTATAACATCAGTTGAGAATAATTTTCTTAACCTTGTAAAGACACTTGTATCAGCCATTTAAATTAAATTATATATAATAAATATCATAGTAACCAGCTAATATCCTCATTTTGTCCACCAATATTCATTTGGTAAGGATTTACTCTACCATTAGTAGTATAATTACCTTGAGGATTTTGCCTAACTGTAGCAATATTACTTAAAGCAGCACGAGTTAAATCTAAATTTTGTGTTTTAAATTTTAAAGCTGTATCACGTATGTACATTCCAATTGCAAAACTCATAACTAAATCATCGTTATAACCAGATTGTGCTTCAGGTCTACCGTTTTTCCAAATAAACACTTTCATTTCTTCAAAAAGACGTTTAGACTGTATTACAACACTTTTATCTCCAATATATTCCCTAAACTTATTTACAACTAACGGACGAGTTCTCATAGACATGGTAAAACCAGGTACCATTCTTGATGGGTCATCTGTTCTTTCTAAATAACTTTCAGCATTCAATGTTTCACTTTTTGGGGAATAGTATAAATTTCTATATCCTCTTTCAATAATTGCATCAAGAGTTGACCATCCTATATTAGCATTTTCAACAATTAATAATGCATCATTATACTCTGTAGCAATGCTTACTAACAAGTAACCAAATTCTTTTGGTGAAAGTTGACTTTTATATTCAGCTACTTGTGTATTAGATTCAGTATCTATTACATGGAATGTTGAAAAGTCCTTTCCATCTCCACGAGCAACGTCAGCAACCACCATATAATTTCTTGTATAATCGGGTAATTCCCATATCCATAAGTTATGATCAATACCGCGTTTTTCCAAGGGATCCTTAATAGAAGTTGCTAAAATAAAGTCTAGTTGTTCATTATAAAATACAGTATCACCTGAGGTGTTAAAGTCACAGTCACATTCTTGTGCTGCTAGTCTTGGGTCCCCCAGTAATTCATCTTGTTTTTTTCTCCAACTTTCATCACGTTCAGGATGAACATACCAGGGAAGTTTAACAGGTAAAAAGTCATTTTCTTGTGCTTCTGCTCTTACCCATGTTTGATGAAACCAATTACCAGTACCATATGGAGTAGACAATACGATTGCTCCACCACCCGTAGCTAAGGTTTGTTGAGCTGAAGCCCATATCTCACCAATTCCTTCAATAAATGCAGCCTCGTCAATTAATAACAAAGATACAGCTTCTGATCGACCTGCATCACCTGCTGCTGAAACTGCTTTAATTTGAGAACCATTATTTAATCGTAACGTTAATTTGTTATTTTCTTCTGCAGGTACTTTTAACCAAGAAGGTAAGTTTTCAAACATGAATTTTACTTTCGTAACCATGTTTTTAGCTGTTTCTTGTTTAGTAGCTATACAAAGAACATTTTTATCCTTTTGAAACAACATTAACCATAATGAATAACCAGCAGTTAAAGTTGAAATACCTAATTGTCGAGACTTAAGTACTATACTATATGGATTATCTCTCCATAAGCGTAATACTTTTTCCTGGAATGGATAAAGATTAAATATTATTCTACCACGAGTTGGATGTTGAATGTGGCAGTATTTTTTCATAAAGTGAGCAGGATCCTGGGCGCACTTTAAGTATTCATCCCTTATAATTTGTTTTAAGTCTTGACCCATAACTTTTTATTATAGATTAGAGAGATTTGTCTAATCTTTTTTCTAAATCTTTCTTTTCAGCTGTAAGACTTTTTAATTGGTCTTTAATTTTAGTCTTTTTATCACCTTCAGCTTTAGAATATTCTTTAGCTAAGTCTTTCATTTTCTTAGTTACTTTAGCTAATTCATCTTTTATTTTAGCTACACCAGCATTCTTTTTTAATTCAGATTTTGTTGGTTCTTTTTCAGTTGAAGAATCATCATCATCTTCAGCTTCTTCAATACCTGCTTTGTTTAAGGTTGCAGCTATTTTATCAGGTTTATTATCGTTTACATCTTTTTTAAATTGAGCAGATTCAGGAGAATTTGGTTTAAGTATTTTATCTAATTTTTGTTTAGTAGTTTCTCCAGAAGCTTCATTTAATATTTCAACAATAGCTTCTTCTATTTGTTTTTTTAATTCAGAAAGTTTCATTATGTTTAGGTTTTGATAATAAATATCAAAACCCTAAGTAACCTTTAATCTGTTCAATTCTTTGTTCTGTAGTGCCTGAAATAATGCCAAAGTTTTTCATGTTAAATAAATTATCTTTAATAACATGTTTGATAGTAATGTCAATCAAATCACGATAATCAGCATCAGTTTCCCTAACACCATTATCTTCAATTTTAACCCCTATAGGAGACACATAAAAAACATAATCATATTCCCAAATAAATGGAGCAGCATAATTAGCAAAAGCACCTTTATCTACAACACTAATTGATTTAGCACATTTAGCAAACGCCATAACATCAATTACTGTTCTATCAGTAATAACATTTTCTCTCATTAGTTCAGAACAACGTTCAGCTAAGAATATTGTTTGACCTTTTAATGTACTATCAGTGTTTAATGGGATACCTAAATCACGTAAGTATTTACTACGTTCAGTAGCAAAGAAATAATCTTTAAACTCAGGTAATTCTTTTAAAGCATGTACGAGTGTACTTTTTCCAACACTCATTGTTCCTGTTAATCCTATTTTCATAATATTATCTTTTTTTCATGTCCTACTACAATTGTAGGATCAATATACGACTTAAATCCTTTTTGCCTAGCTTTTTCTTGAAAAGTAAAATCTTCCCATTGATCAGGATCAATAGGTTCAAATGGGTCTATTATATAATCAAGTACTTCACGTTTAACTAACATAAAACCCATTCCATTTGCTTTAACTTCTATTAAATCTGTTTGATCTTTAATATCATTAACTGTTAAAGTTCGACCATCTAATCCACAACAAGCAAATACATCTGGTGTTTTTTTATATATTCCTGACACTATGGGTAAGTTATGGTTTACTAGTTTTTCTAGCATTTGAAAATTAAATACTTGATCACTATCAATCCACATATAATGAGTTGGTCGTAGCATTTTAGCTCTATCAAGCAATGCTTGTCTATTATAAAACACATTAGGAACATACCCTGTGATAAGAAACCAATCCCATTCTTTAGGGATTAATTTTAAAGTATTTGTCCAACTGCTTAAAAATTTTTCTGAAAATTCTCTACCAGGAATAATAAAACCTATTTTCATATAAAAAATTAAGATCGTGATCCTTTACCTATACTACTTTTAAACCAAGGTAACCCAACTCCATCACGTTTTGCTTTATGATGACTGTCCTTAGTATGTTGAGTACCATTAATAAAATACTCTTCTTTTCCGTCTGGGTGTATTATAGCTGGTCCTTCCCAATTGTGAAGTTTTCCATCTTTAAGGTAACGAATTGTACCATCTGTTGATTTGTACATTTTAGTTTGAAATGTTGGGTCTATTGGCATGTGTTTTTATTTTATTAAACTTTCAGCTACATAAATTCCTTGTGCTCCACTAACTGTAATACCACGAGCAGATAAAGCATCACCTACAAAGTGTACATTTGGATAGTCTACTAAAGCTAAGTTTTTATAGTCTACTAATGGTTCAGGTGACAAATATTTTACTTCAGGGACATAAATTCCATAATCATCACCAAACTGGAATATTTCATTCATTTTGTCAATGAATTGTTCAATGTAAAACCAATATCCTTGAAATGCTTCATCTACTTGTTTTAATTGTTGTTCATTAATTTGGGTAGCAGATACTGTTGTACCTTCAGATGTTAATCCTGGTTTACGGGTCATGTTAGGTGAGTAATATAATCCAGTACTGCTTGATTGAATTTTAGAGACTAAATCACGAGACCATTCAAATGGATTTTCAATACCTTTAATTTCCATTAGAATACCAAAATTAGTCATGTCATTACGATACTGTTCACCTTTTTTAGCATGACCATTGTAACTAATATCACCATATGTTTCTTCTACTGCAACGTAAGCCGCGTTATTATTAGTACAGAATGAGCGTAATGACACATTATCAAACTTTTGATATAGTTTAAAATCATAGCTAATATCAATTAATTTTTGGAAGTATTTTTGTGGTGCTTCAAAACGTACTCCAATTTGAACTGATTTT